CTTCTGTTGACCACCAAGGATTGAAAGGTTCAAAGGGGAAGTTAAACGCTCATTACGAGCATAGCATCATCCCAATGAAACCCCAACAACTCACTACTTTGGTGACAGTCTTATGGAAACATAAAATGTTCCTAAAGAAATCAACATTGACTGGAATTCGAGAAATCACGAGGACTTCCCGTCAGTCTAAGGTACACAGAAAGAAGGTAATATTAGATAACGAAGTTGTTAGAAAGTTGGAGAGGGTGGAAGTTCTACGAACCCACTTTCCGATGTTTAGGGAAAGTTTCGTACTGGCCTTTGGTGATGTTTATCAAATCCAACATGCCCCGAAAAATCTCTTAAAACTAAAGAAATTCTTAGAGCACATCGTGAATTTCTACAATCACGGACCAACTTATACGAAGGACTGGTGCCATAAGCTAAGATATGCTATGGCCCAGGGGCACAAGTCTATCGACTCTCTCTCTCTCACGACCCATCAGCAGATACATCAAGCAAGTACACTTCAGAGAAGCATACCATTAAAGCGTAATGTCTCCACGAATGAACATGGTGTTCATGAGTGCCTGACACGGTGGACACGGCCCCCGAAAGCAATTACCGAACTCAGCACAATCCATCTCAGAAATAATATCCAAAACATCATACACAAAATTCATAAAAAGCATCCCGAAGTCGGTTCTGCCAAGGCATCTATTCTTCCAACAACGTCACTAAAAGCATGTATAGAGCAACGAACAGCAGACAAAGGTGTAAGTAATTTCTTCAAACAACTAATCCAGAGGTTCCAAGACAAAGCAAAAAGCCTTGCAAAACATAGATCAGGAGTAGCCAACAGAAGAAACGACCGACTCAGCATCCTCAGATCCAAATATCCTCAACTCTTTCATTACACATTCCCACTACTTAACCTCGAGGGAGAGATACAGCAAACACCGAGAAACCACCTAGGTGGCCCTCGCGAAATATCGTTTACTGCTCAAACACCTCGACCGCAGCACGACGAAGACCAATTCTGTCAAGGTAACCTCTTTAGAGAGGAAAACTACCGACCAGATTATTCAGGTACTTCACGCGGGTTAGGGGCCTATGAAATTCACGAGTATCCTACACTTTTCATAGAAGAAGTCGAGCTACACAGAAGACGAGCAAGAAACGCGGAGATCGTTGAAGGTCTAAAACGTCATCGTGAATGGAACGAGATACTTTGGAGAGAAATCCCAACAGTACCAAATCCTGATCTCTCAAGATTCGATAATGCAAGACTTCGTATACTCTATCACAACAAGTTAAAAACCCACACTAATCCATTACCACTTCTTGCCCAACTTCAGGCATTATCTATTTATCATCACTCTACTTACCAATTATTACATGAACCAATACTCACTACTTATAGCGGTTTCGCGGCGCAAGCATCATTGTACAATGTACTGCATGAAGATGAATTTCCAATAAAGGTCTTACCAATCCCAGAAATGGGTTATAAGACTCGTTATGCTTCTATTCATCCAGCAGAATTGACACATGTGTCACGACTCGTCAACAAAAGACTCCTCCCTATACTAAAAACTGTAAAGGGCATAAGAGAACCTCTTAGAGACTCCTGGAAACCTCACTTATCTTTCCTTGCTCAGCCAGGTGCTAAAATATATTCGGCTGACCTCTCTGCTGCTACTGACAACATTCCACACGAAGTGGCTGCCATTATACTTGCAGAAATTGCAGAGGGTTGCAAATGGGAAGAAAGCTTTACGCAAGCAGCGTTGAAGACTATTGGGCCTATGACACTCAAGTCCAAAGTTAAGACGCGCCGAGGAATCCACATGGGATTAGGTACCTCTTGGCCGATACTGTCTTTATTACATTGGGCAATCGCATCACAGGTTTCCTCTCCCGACTACTTTCGTATTATGGGGGATGATCTTGTCGCAAGCTGGACGCTCAAGCAAATACGCCATTACGAGTCATTGATGTTAGAATATCGACTTGTCTTAAATAAAGACAAATCTTTCATCAGTG